CGCTTGGTATGACAAGTTGCGTGGGCCTACGATCTATCTTGACACAGCCGCAACCGACGCTGAGTTTACTAACGCGCAATCGCTTACATCTTTCAATCAGACAGGCGAAAGTTTTGGCACGGGTGTTATCTCAAACGCCAACGGAGAGCCATACATCAACTGGCAATTCCGCCGCGCCCCCGGCTTCTTTGATGTGGTTTGCTATACGGGGCAAGGGAGCGGTGGTGGAAATATAAGAATTTCGCACAATCTTGGCGCTGTTCCTGAAATGATTATCGTCAAAGATAGGGCGCCCGGGCCTGATCCAAGAGGATATTGGAATACATATCATGCGTCACTTGGCAACAACTCCGCTGTTTTTCTAAATACCACAGATGCTGTAATCACCACTACTGGTCTATGGGGTAATAATGCGCCAAGCAGCACAACTTTTGGTGTCGGTAATACTGCAGCGAACTATCAAACCAGTTCGTCAGGCCAGAACTACGTCGCCTATCTCTTCGCCTCCTGCCCCGGCGTCAGCAAAGTCGGCTCATACACCGGTACAGGCTCGACTCAGCAGATCAACTGCGGCTTCACGGGTGGGGCGAGGTTCGTTCTGATCAAGCGCACGGACAGCACGGGAGACTGGTACGTCTGGGACAGCGCACGGGGCATCGTGTCGGGTAACGATCCATACCTGCTCTTGAACACTTCTGGCGCGGAAGTTCAGGGCACCGACTATGTAGACACCTACAGCGCGGGGTTTGAGATCAGCAGCACCGCGCCTGCGGCCATCAACGCGAACGGTGGATCATTTATCTTCCTCGCCATCGCATAAGGAGCAATCATGGAAATCAGAGTCCGCGCTACTGGCGCAGTGATGTTTGAAAACGAGTGGCGTCGGTACATCCACGAGCAGAGTGGTCTGAACTTCGGCCAACTGGACGAGGCCACCCTGAACCAATACGGGGCTGATGTGGTCTTTGAAGGCCCGCAGGCAACGGGAGGGACGGTCTACCAATACTCCATGCGCCAGGGCGTTGAGCAGATTGGCGGCAAGTGGCACACCAAGTATGTCCTTGGCCCGATCTTCACGGACACGGCGGAGGCAACTGCCGCCGAGCAGGAAGCCGCATGGAAGGCCATGAAGGATGCGGAGCAGGCCAAGGCAGTCCGTGATGATCGGACCCGCCGCCTGTCGGCAACAGATTGGACCCAGTTGGCAGATGCTCCTGTAGACAAGACTGCATGGGCAACGTACCGTCAGGCACTGCGGGATGTTCCCGCGCAGGCCGGGTTCCCCTGGAACGTCCAGTGGCCTGACACCCCTTGATGGGAGGCTCTCATGCCTAGTTATTCCGGCGTATGGACTCTCACGGCTGTGTTTCAGGCTTTAGGTCAGGGACTATGGCCCCCGCCACTTGCTGGAGACATCGCCATTTTTTCTGGCGGTTTTGTGGCCGGAGGATCGCGGCAAAACAAACTTGATTACGTTACTATCACAACAACCGGAAATGCCACGGACTTTGGTTCGTTGGTAAGGGCACTTGCTGACTTAGGAAGTTGCTCATCGTCAACGCGGGGGCTGTTTGGTCTTGGAGAGGCCAGTGATCCCGTGGAAAGCAGAACCAATAGCGTCAGTTATGTGACCATAACAACCAAAGGAAATTCAGTTGATTTTGGACAATTAACAACTCCACGCAATCGGGTTCACGCAGCGTGCTCAAACTCGACCAGAGGGATATGGGCGGGTGGTTATGACACCGGAAACGTTTTGCTGAACGTGATGGACTACATGACTATTGCTACGACAGGCAATGGGTCTGACTTTGGCGATCTCATTTCTCCGGTTATAGACATGGCCGGTTGCTCTTCTACGACTAGGGGCGTTTTTGGAGGTGGCGTTGGCTCCAGTTCAACAAACGTTATTCAGTACGTCACGATTGCTTCTGTTGGCAATGCACTAGACTTTGGTGATTTATCATCAACAGCATTTTTTTGGTGCGGCTCCTGTTCTTCTAGCACGAGGGGGTTGTTTGCCGGAGGCTTATCTCCGGGCGTTGCTGTTTACAACACAATTGAATACATAACAATTGCTTCAACCGGGAATTCCACGGATTTTGGCGACTTAACTGTCAGCCGGTACGGCTTGTCTGGTACTTCAAACGCAACAAGAGGCATTTTTGGGGGCGGGGACATTGACAGCGGACTTTCTAATGTCATTGACTACGTCACGATTGCATCCACGGGTAATGCTGCGGACTTTGGTGACCTGACGATTGCAAGGTATGCACTTGGCGCCTGCTCCAACGCCCACGGAGGTCTATAAATGAGTCATCAATGGCCCGGCGGCCTGATCCGCAAGACACCTCCCACTCCGGCAGGCCCGTTCCAAGACGGTGCTGCTCCGGGGGTATGGACGCTAGACCAGATGACCTACTGGCTCAAGCAAGGGCTGTGGCCGATTGCGGGGAATGCTGCGCCTATTGGATTGTTTGCGGCAGGTGCGGGCAGCGGCGGCACAAAACAAAACGTCATCGACAAGATCGTCATTTCATCGGTTGGCAACGCCACAGACTTTGGAGATTTAACGTCAATCGCGGACTCCGGCTCTGGGTGCTCTTCTAATGTTCGAGGGTTGTTTGCACTTGGAAGTGCCAACGGCGTAACCGTAAACACCATTGATTATGTAACTATAGCCACGGTAGGGAATGCTTCTGACTTTGGCGATCTGTCCGTAACGAGAGTTGGAACCGGTGCAACGTCAAACTATGTCCGTGGATGCTTTGCAAGCGGTTATACCGGCTCGGTGTACTCAAACGTCATTGACTATGTCACCATTGCTTCCACCGGCAACGCCGCAGATTTTGGTGATTTGACCTCTACAACGCTCTATACAGCAGGTTGTTCCAGTTCAACCCGTGGAGTGTTTGCCGGTGGTGGAGATGGAAGCAGCCCGGTTATAAACGTGATTCAGTACATCACGATTGCTTCAACGGGTAACGCAACCGATTTTGGCGACTTGTTGTCTGTGCGGTATTTCGTGGCTGCTTGCGCCTCAGACACGAGAGGGTTGTTCGCCGGTGGTTCAAACGCTAGTTTTGCAACAACAAACGTCATCCAGTACATCACCATTGCTTCAACGGGCAATGCAATTGATTTTGGAGACCTGCTTGGAGCGATTGAAGGTGCGGCAGGTGTTGCCTCCTCCACAAGAGGTGTCTTTGGGGGAGGGTCAAACCCGTCAAATGTGATTCAGTACGTCACGATTGCGACCACGGGAGATGCTGTAGATTTTGGAGACTTGACGGTTGCAAGGACACAGTTGTCCTCCTGCTCCTCCGGCGCCTCCGCAGTCCAACCCCCTGCCAACCCAACGGGAGACATCGCATTCTTTGCGGGTGGTACTGGCGGATTTACGAGTGGGTTGACCGAGTACATCAACATCGCAAGCACCGGCAACGGGACTTGGTTTGCTGACATCTCTCCTCCGACAGCGGTCATGTCTGCCTGCGGAAGTTCTACGAGAGCAATCATTATTGGTGGCTTAAATGTAAGTTCAACTGTTGTCAACGTCATCAACTACCTCACATTTGCAACGGTTGGCGGACAAACTGATTTTGGAGACACCACATCTCCCACCAGAAACGGGACTGCACTGTCAAATGAAACTCGCGGAGTGATTTCGATTGGGCAGTCAACCTCATCCACGCTGAACACCATCGACTACATCACCATCGCAACGACGGGTAACGCTCAAGACTTTGGAGATTTGTCGGGTGCGTATAACCGTGGGGCTTCTGCGGCCTCTTCAACTCGCGGCGTGTTTGCTTTTGGGTTTGACCCGAATGCGGTTGTGAACGTCAACATCATTGAGTATGTGACGATTGCGACTACTGGCAACACAACCGATTTTGGAGATTTCACTTGGACAGCAGCAAATTTATTTGCCGGTTGCTCAAACTCCACGAGGGCGTTGTTTGGCGGCGGTGACAACAGTCTTGCCGGTGGACCGGGAAGGACCAACACGGTTCATTACATCACGATTGCAACCACGGGCAACTCCACAGACTTTGGAGACTTGTCGCAGACGAAAACTGCTTTGACCGCCGCAGCCTCTTCAACAAGGGCCACTTTTGCGGGAGGCAGTGACGGTTCAAACACGAACGTGATTGATTACTTTACGATTGCCTCTACGGGCAACGCCACTGACTTTGGCGATCTCGTGTTGGCGCGGCAAAGCCCTGCCGGATGTTCCAACTGCCACGGTGGCATCTAACCCAAGGAGAATTCTTTGAACGATCTGATCATCAGCAACATGAACACCGCTCTGGCGGTGAAGAAGCCCGAGTACAACCTGATGCTGAAGAACATTCAGGATCGGATGCCTGCCGTCGTGCGGGACACGAGCAACTTCCACAAGAGCCACAGCCAGTTCATGCAGGTGACCCTGGACGTGACGGCAATTACGCCGATCCGCTCCATCAAGCACACCTTGGCTGAGATCGACCGTACCCGTGGGGCGCTCCAAGAGGCGTACATCAACCTCCGCAAGAAGCAAAACGACCTCAAGAAGAAGGAGCGTGAACTCGCTTCCTGCACGGACGAACTCGACCGGGAACTCCTAGAGATCGAGATTCTGGAGATCAACAGCCACCTTGAGGGCACTCAGAACGCTGTCAACGGTGCCATCCGCAAGATGAACTTCTTCGTCAATCAGCACAAGCAACTGCTTGAGAAGGTTGGCCGGGAAGAAATCACGGAAGAGGACTACGAGCGCGAGGAGTCCCGCTACCACATTATGACCTGCATGAAGCAGGCTCTGAACGCCGCCCGTAGCCGCAACGGCATGATTGACGAGGGCAACCTGATCTATCTGTTTGACCTGGGTATCAACGCTGCTCAGGCGCAGGCTGAAGTCTTTGCCTACCTGAACATGGAGAACCAACTCATCTCCAACGGTCAGGCTCCCACGCACGAGATGACGATGCGGTGGTTGGAGGCTTGCGCTGACAAGTGGGCAGAAGACCCGGCCAAGTTTGCTGCCCGTCGCGGGTTCTCGGTGTTTGATCGTTCGTCTCTGACCAACTCGCCCCTGCTTGAGCAGGCTCCTGACCCGGATCAGAAGGCGGCGTAATGCACTTGGTCATCGGCACCCCCTGCTACGGCGGGATGATGTGTACGGAGTACACGCAGTCTCTCTTGTCCCTCAAGGAAGCCTGCATCCAGTACGGCATCAAGATGACCTGCATCTTCCTCGGCAACGAGTCCTTGGTGCAGCGGGGCCGCAACACCATCGCGCATCACTTCATGGGGATGCCGGACGCCACCCACCTGATGTTTATCGACGCTGACCAGAAGTTCGTGGCGAACGACATCGCCCGGATGGTCAAGGCAGACAAGGGGATCATCGGCGGGGCAGTGCCCATGAAGGGCATCAACTGGGAAAAGGTGCGGCAGGGGGCGGTGCTGAATCATCCAAACCTGTCCAACCTGACCGGCGTGTTCAATGTAAACAAGTTGCCCGGCCACGAGATGATCGACCCCAACCTGCCGTTCCAAGTCAAGCACGTTGGCACCGGGTTCATGTTGATCCGCCGCGATGTGTTTGAGAAACTTCAGCCCCATGTGGGTTGGTACACCAATGGCGGGGTGACGATCAATCCCGAGGACAAGGTCTACGACTACTTCAAGGTGCAGAACGTAGACAACCAGTTGCTCTCGGAGGACTACAACTTCTGCCATATGTACCGTGAGCATGGCGGGACGGTTTGGGTTGCCCCGTGGTGCGTACTGGGGCACTTTGGCGCATATCTTTTCAGCGGGCAGTACGCCCAACAAGGAGCACTCGATGGCACACCATTGCATTAAGTACCGTCTCAACGCTGACGGCACCGTACCTTCTTTCCTCTGCCTGCACCCCGAAGGTGTTGGTGGGATGTTTGTTGTGGCTGATCCCGCTACGCCTAGCCCCCGCGACATGGTGATGCTGGGCCTGTCCGAAAACGACGACACGGGCGACGCTGAAGTCATTCCTGACAAACCGGCCCTGTGGCATTACTTGAGCACGGTTGGCGCTAATTGGACAGAACAAGACCCGGCAGACCCCACCAATCCTCAGGCTCGGGTGCCGTTTGATCCCGACAAGTGGGCCAACTGGGTTTGGGGCCGCAAGGTTGCTCTAGACGCCGCAGGTTGATCATGGAAGAAGTCAAGCCCGCCGAAACGGCCAAGGAAGTTGCCGGTAAGTCCATCGGCAGGTTTGGCCTCTTCTACATCACCCTGATCGTCCTGATCGGGGTTGGCTCCTCCTACTTCCTGTCCGACTCTGCCATCACAGCCGTGATGACGATGATCGGCGGTGCTTTGGTTGCGCTCATCAACATGATGAACGGCATCGCCGGGACGGCAGAGAAGCAGGAGAAGCCTGAGTTCAAAGTCATCCAGACCCTGATCGACAAGTTGGATCGCTTGGACAAGCCCGAGCAGCCCATGCGCGTGACAGTGCAAGGGGACAAAGTCACGGTCACCAAAGGTGACGACACCGTAACGGCCACGAGGGAGTAAACATGTTTGAAATCTTGAGTGGCGGGCTACTGGGTAGCATCTTTGGTGGCCTGTTCCGGCTTGCCCCGGAAGTTCTGAAGTTCTTGGACAAGGGCAACGAGCGCAAGCACGAACTGTCAATGTTCACGCTCCAGACCGATCTGGAGAAAATGCGCGGGCAGTTCAAGATGGAAGAGCGGTATGTTGACTACAGCGTCAACCAACTCGACGCCATCAAAGAGGCGTTTAAAGAGCAAGCCACGACTGCCAAGGAAGCCGGATGGTTTGTGGCGGCGATCTCTGCCCTTGTCCGCCCCGGCATCACCTGGGCGCTGTTCTTCATGTACGCCACGGTCAAGGCGGCTGCAATCTACATGGCGTTCCAATCTGGCGGGCACTGGTCTGAGGTGATGACCCGGGTCTGGGATGCCGACGACTTCGCCATGCTCAACATGTGCCTGACGTTCTGGTTCGTTGGAAGAAGCATTGAGAAGTACCAGAAGTGACCACGGAAGCCATCAAACTGGCGGGCGATGTTTTGGTCAAGCCCTTTGAGGGCTACGCCAAACGCCTTCCAAACGGTGACTGCACCGCCTACCCCGATCCGGGCACGGGCGGTGATCCCTGGACCATTGGTTGGGGCTGCACCGGCCCCGGCATTCAGCCCGGTACGGTCTGGACGGTAGAAACTGCCCAGGCAGAACTGGACAAGCATCTGCTGCACTTTGCCGTTGGCGTTATCAAACTATCGCCAATACTGATCAAACAACCCGCCAAACGCCTTGCCGCCATCATCAGTTTCGCGTATAACTGCGGGCTAGGAAATTACCGCATTTCCACGCTGAAAAAGCGTGTAGACGCTCAGGACTGGGCGGGTGCGTGCGAGGAAATCATCAAGTGGAACAAAGCCGCAGGCCGTGTACTACGGGGGTTAACCCGTAGACGGGAGGCAGAAGCGGCGCTCCTGAGATAGCCATGCCGCTGAAGAAACTCACGCTCAAGCCCGGTGTAAACAGAGAGAACACCCGCTATACCAACGAGTCAGGCTGGTACGAGTGCGACAAGGTGCGCTTCCGCCAGGGTACTCCCGAGAAGATTGGTGGATGGACTCGCATCTCGGCCAATACCTTTCTTGGTGTCTGTCGTTCCCTTTGGAATTGGGTAACCTTGGGCAATCTAAATTTGATTGCGCTTGGCACTAACCTCAAGTTTTACATTGCCCGTGGTGGAGCGTACTTTGACATCACTCCGATCCGCTCAACGGTCACAATCAACAACAACCCCTTTGCGCTGACCGCCTCAACCACAGTCACGGTT